TGTGGATAGCGAAGCAAATTTGTTATCGACCGATGCGCAGGGAGCTTCAGCGTCATCACCCTCACCGTACTCATAAACCTCTTGGGGTAAAGCATGCCCAAAGTGCTGAGAGGTAAACTTACCAGCCTTGTGATCTTGGACCACATAGCCAGATACCTCGTGAGAGTGTGCCTCCTCACCATACCCCGCAATGGAAGTATTACCATCCCCTTTCAGATCAAGGGTTGCTAGGTGGGTATGGCTATCGAGAGGATCAGGAGTAGTCATTGCTACCTTACCGTGAAGGTGGCGAGCCAGCTCCTGCTTTTCCTCTTCAGTAAGCACCGATGCGGTCTCGGACGCCAGGCGGGTATCCTTGTTTAGAGGAATGCACTCTCTCAAAACAAAGTCAAACATCATATCAGGGGGGCAGTCGTGATTAATGGTATCACGTCGTCCCTCTGGTTGCATCTGAACGATTTCAGAGTGCCCGCCCGTTCCAGGTGCGGCCGCCTCTTCGTCGTTCTCCTCCAAAGCGGTCTCGTCGGAATTTTCGACTTCGGCCTCTTCTGAAGGAATACAACGTCGCTGAATAAAAGAAAAAGTTGTACCTTCGGCACAACTTTCGGGTGTATCCATATTTTCTGCGTCTACCGCAGTCTCTGTATTGGCGGATGCCAACTGCTGATTATCATCCTCACGAACTACTTCGCCGCGCCACTCAGGTCCCTGGTCATCGTTTAGGCTTCTCGTATAGGCTGTATGATCTTGACCGCCTATCGGTAGGCAACGACCACTTGCTGGGTCTCTGCGGTGTCCTTCAGGACAATCCTCACCAACTGTGACAGCAAACTCCCTTACTTCTTTAATAAAGGAAGCGGCATCAGTTAAGCTTTCTAGCTTCTCATTATCCTTACTCATGGTTTTCTAACCTCCTCCTCTTGGATTCCTATTTCTAGGCTTCTTGCGTGGACTAGTTTTCGGCGTAGCCTTCTTAGGGGTTTTTGCCGGGGCCCCTCGGGGCCTTCCTTCGCTCGGGGTCCCCTTCGGGGTCCTTTGCGTTTTCTGAACATTTTCTTGAACCATCTTTTCAATGTTCTTCTGGAATTCAGTAAGGTCTTTCTTAGTAACCGTGGTGTCCTTACCACTTGGCGTAGTGTCTTGCTCCACTGGCGGTGTCGCCGGCGGCAGGGACTTCGGATTATAGGGCGATCCAATAATACCAAGAATTCCGGCCTGTACCAGCGCAGCCTCCTGCTTCATGTTGGCCAGTTCGGTATTGAAGTCCATACCAAGCTTCTCAATACCCGTCTCGTAGGAAATAATTCTACGGTCTATCATGCCCTGTACGACGCTCATCATCATGATCTCGTCCTTAAGGGCGTTCTCGTCGAAGCGTACTATTGGGTATCTATCAAAGCCCATGGCAAGGGCCACTTCTTCGTATTCATTATTAATCCAACGCCGAACACAGCGCCGTGCGTAATTAACTTCTTCTGAGAAAGACTTGGCGGCAAGCTCAACGGATTTAGCATTTCCTTGCAGGGTTCCATCTAATAGGGCCCGGGTAACTCCATAGGCCTGACTTAGGTCGTCATTTACCTGCATAAATTTATCTTGTCCTAGAATTGTACTTATCTCTGGAAAAGTAATCTTCTCAATGTCTAGGGTGTGATTCCAAACAATATCGAAACTCTTACTAGGGGTATCAAATAGAGCAGCCACCGTTTCCAATTCCGATTGACTGGTGACGGGGTGCAGGTCGTTACCGATAGTAATCTTAAGGATGTAATTAGTAATTCCATCTAAAGTAGAATAGTCTGCCTTCTGCAAACTGTCCTTATACTTCAAGGAGTCCATAGCCCTAGTAAGTCTAGGAAGAGGATATCTCTCGTAGTCCTGCTTCCTATAATCACACTTACCAACTAATTCTCTTGGGAGCTTAACAGGCTTATTCTTCTGAATCTGATCCTTGAGGTCCTTAGGAAGCTTAGAAATAAAAGACCGCTGCTCCGCAGAGGCCTTGGAGATGTTTTTCATCATCTCCCGGACTTCACTAAATGCTTCTGGCTTAAGAAGGGTCTCTGTTTGGTCAAACATCAGAGGCCCGTCAATAATAACCATGCTGGGATTAAGAATAGTATAGTTTATAGGCACGAATGACTTAGACCAAATCTTCTTGGCTGCCGCGAATTCCTTGTCTGCCATAACCTTTTGCATTTCTGCAGTGGTTTTAAAAGTACTGGCGGCATTTTTTTGATTTGTAATCTGCTGGAAATTCTCTGGCTTTAATCTCGGATCAAACTTACCTACCGTTTTAAAGGTTCTTACCATTCCTACTCTAAAGAAATCGAAGAAAATCTTCTCTACAGTCTCCTGAAAATTTATCTCATCATTCCAGGTATAATATCCGGATCATCGACATCGTTCTTAAACCCCTTAGAAGCAAAGTTAGTTAGGGTATCTATGACGGTGCCATACTGCCCGGCGGTCTTATACAGGTCTATGGCATTCTGATAAACACGCTGAGGTTGGAGCTTGAGAACGCCGGGGCGCAGCTCGTCCAGGAGGTCTAAGTCTACCCTCCGTGTAAAGTCCCGAGTAATTACGCGACCGCCCTCGTGGTACCTAAGCGGGCTGGGCTCTCCATTCTTGCCTGTCAAAAAAGCAAGTTCTTTTGCCGGGCGACCTTGGCGAACATCGATTTCTAATTCGTGAACTCCCTCTCTTACTTCTTCGTGAGATAGAACTTCAGAATTTTTGAGACCTTTATTTAATTCGTCCTTTACTTTATCGGCCATTCATCTATCTCCTATCTCTTTGGTTTAGTCTTGGGAGTTAGAACCGCTGCGGGGCTTGTAAGAACCTTTCTTGTTCGCCCGGTGATACGGTCCATCATTTTTCTCTTATACTCATCTGGGTCCCGAGCCATGTCTAACTTATCTCTCATAACTTCGGGAATATGGCCTTCCATATCTGAAATGCGCTGGAGGCCGCCGGGGAGGCCGGGGGCGGTCGCGCGCACACTGGGGGTTATTACTCCGGCGTGGTGGATTTCGCTATCCGGAATACCCTCTGCCCAGAGAAAATCATATATTCCTCGGGCTGCCAACATGAATGCGGTATACAAGTCCTTCTTTTGTACTCCGTGTCCGGATCCCTTAGGAACGTCAAAGTGAATCTTACCAGTAGGAGTCTCACTAATAATAATAGTCTGCATCTGCTGAAGCATCCTAGTAATAGTTGCCCAGGATTCTTCCTCAGCAGGGCGCGGGATGTCCGTTTTGGGTGGGACTGGGAAAAGAATTTCTCGACGCTCTAACAATCTCAGAGCTGCAAAGTTGGAATCAGCGATAAACTCGGTTCCAAAATTGCACATGGTCAGGACGTGTCGTCCTGTTTTTTGCTGGTGAGCTTCGTCCTCGACGTCCAGAATAGGACCTCCGGGAAGACCTCGGTGGTTCTCTGCTAAAATGTCCTTAATGGCCATACCTCCGCCACCTGCATCCATATAAATGGATTGAACATTATAGGCCATGCAGAGATCTTCTAGAACTGCGGCCATTTTAGGGAATGTTTCTTTCTGATATTCGAGTGCGTGGACTACGCGGGCGGGATTAGAGATTTCAACAATTACAATCGCGAAGGAGTCTTCACTTCGGGCCGGGTCTACACCTAAAATATAACTTTTTCCGGTGGATCCTGCAACCTGGGGAGCGTACTCTTTGTCTTTACATCCTTCTAAAAGAGAGGCTTTATAGAACCCGTCTGTGTCCGGGATGAAGGCCGCCTCATACTCCATACTGAATTCAAGGCTGGACATTTCCTTCCTGGCAGAACTAATGTTATCCTCGTCCAGGAATCCCTCTGGGAGAAGCTCGTAGGGAATTCGGAAAACTGCGTACTTATCATTTCCGCTGAGCATTTCTTTCTTATACACACTATACAGATCGTACATGTGATTAAAGGTGAAGTACCCAGAGGAGGTAATCAGAATCTGATTGGCTACTTTCTTCTCGTCTATCTCATCCTCGGCAACCAGCCCTGCCTCTACCAGCTCCCGCTGTCTTTGGATCCTCTCTACATTCTCCATCGGATCGGCCACGGTAGCTGCCATAGGGCGGATAACCATGTTAAAGATCTCTTCGGGAATGTGAGGAAACTCATCGCAGATGATAGAAAAAAAGCGGGATCCACGGATCTTAGTACCATCGCCTAATGGAACTGCTTGTATCTTTGATCCTGGACGTCCCGCTACTGATTTAAACTCTATATAACAATTGTCTGATTGGTGGGTGGGCTTTTTAATTGTAGCACTTTGAAAAATAGGTGAGCGTTTCCAGAGCCTATCGCACTCATCAAACATAAACTTAGACTGTCGAAATGTAGGTGCCAATAGACCAACTCTATGACCTGGGTACAGCATACACTTCAAGCAAGCAAATACTCCATTAAGAAAAGTTTTACCAGACCCACGACACATGATGGACATGACGTAGTTCTTAGTCCACATAGCCCTCAAGACTACCTTTTGTATGTCTGCAAGTTTAATATTCAAAAGGTCTTCTGCGGCTATCTCAGGATATTCGCGATAAAAGTCTATTAGATGTTGTGATTGAGTTAGGAACTCTGGATCGTCTATCTGCATTAAAAGGTATCTTCTTTTATGACCTTTGTGAGCTTCTCAGAGGTTTCTTTATGTTCTTCTAGAAGCTTCTCAACTCGCTCTCTCTCTAATTGCCTCTGTTCATTATCGTAATTGACTACAAGATCAACAATAGTGACTTCACGAGCGTGGCGGTCATCTTTCCTATCAATTCTTCTGGAAGCTAGATTTTCTTTTGCAGATTGTTTGCGCTTATAGATTTTTTCAAGCGCTTGGTTGGAATGGATCAACGCAGCTGGGTCATTCTTGGTTGCTTTTAGAATGCGACCTTCCAAAATGTCAGCTTTAGCGATCTCGAAGATATCATCGGCATCTGAAGCGGTGGGCTCTTCATTCTTGAAATCAGTTAAGTATTGGACTACTATACCTGTAAACCGCCTTTTCTCCTCAGTGGTGAACACTCCCCGCTCGGGTATGAGCTTTTTTACCATTTCAGGACTGAGTTTTCTGCCTCTAACAATTTCCTGGGCCTGAAGCGTACCGTCGTCCCCATTACCATCGTCAGGTACAATTTCAGGAATTACAAATTCGTCTTCTTTCTTTCGGTACTGTCTTAAATTTTTTCGGCTGTTGGGGTTGTTATAGTTCTTGGATTTAGGATCAGCCTTAGCCTTTGCTTCTAGTTCTTGTTCATCTATTGTTTTTGGGGGCTTAGGAGCATCTGTCATCCTTATATTCCTTTCAGAACACAACTATAGGGGAAGGTGTAGCCTAATCCACCCTCCATAAATAAGACCAGTAAGTAGGTTAAATATTGGTACTAATGAAATTTGCGCAGATACCGGCACGTGTCAATGAGTGCGATGACTGCGTCTTCTTGCGCGTAGAAGGAACTACTCGCGTATTGGTACGAAAGAGACCCCGCATATCTATCAATGTCTTCCGTCTCAATGTACCTCTTGATGTCGTCTATTTCCTTGTCGGACTTTACTTCACGGAGGGCTATAAGAAGAGCAGTTTCATTCTCCTCGAAAAACTCCTCGTGGTCCGGGTAATTTGCCTTTAATTCCGCTAACCTATCTAAACAAAGGTTATCAATATACAACAGTTTATTGTCCGCTTCACGATCGTGGCCGAGTTGGGAAAGTTTTTCTCGGTGATCGGAAGATTTCTCTCGGCCCTGCATAGACTTAGCAATCTTTTGACGATGCTCATCAGATTTGGTTCGTCCCGAAAGGGATTCTTTAATTTTTCGGCGGGTCTTCTCGGAATGATGATAACCAGCAGTACGGCCTGGGGGTCTTTCTTCCATTTTAGATATCCTGAACCTCAATATTCTGAAGCTCGCTCTTGCGCTCTACTTCAGTTTCGGTATATGACATTTCGACAGGGCTTCCTAACAAAGTAGCATGTACCATTACTTTGATATTCTCACCCTTGACGGAGATTACCTTGGCGTCATAGCCCTTAAAAGGGCCCTGGAGCAAGGTGACTGTATCTCCCTTCTTAAACCGGCTAGCTTTAATTTCGGAAAGCAGCTTTCCCTGAGCCGCGCGCATCTCATCAATCTCATGCTGCTCACAGGGGCCCGCGTAAGTGGTTATTTGAGGATAGGCACTTAGTTTGTGGAATACTTCCGGGTGGTTATCGTATCTTAGAAAGAGGTAACCCTCGT